CGCAGGCCCGTCGAGGTCGTCTCGGCGACGGAGCAGCACCGCATCCCCAGCGAGCACACGGGGATTCCGATGAGCTCCTTTTTCGTGAACTCGAGTCCGACCGGCGATTCCCTCTTCGGGAGCACGGTCGACAACACCACCTTCCTCGAACCGCCGACGACCGTGTACCTACTGAACACGCCCGTGGTCAGCGCGTCCGTGGTCAAACTGAAGCGACTGAGGGGGACGGAGAGGACGCTGGTGGCGGAGCAGGACTACGTCGTGCGCGGGTTCGGCATTGACGTGTTCGGGGCGTACGCGGATGACCTGGTCACCGTCACCTACACGGGCGGCCTCAACGGGTCGGCGATACCCGCGATCAAGTTGCTCATCCTCCGCGCCGCGACGAGGGAAATGCAGAACATGCACGACGACGTGGTCGGCGTGAAGGATCTGGAGCCGCGCAACGTCGCTCCGATGCAGACCGGCTTTCTCGAGACGGAGCTGATGTCTCTGAAGAGGTATCGCAAGAATCGGTACGGCTGATGGCTGACAAACTGGTCATAAAGGTCGACGCGAAGAAGGCGATTCTCCGCATGGTGATGATGAAGAAGCGGGCGAACGACATGCGCCCGATATTCCGTCGCGCGAGGGTCTGGCTCAGGTTCGCCAACCAGGAAAATTTCAGGCAGGGCGGCCTGCCATCCGGCGGGTGGTCACCGCTCGACCCGCAGTACGCCGCATGGAAGAGAACGAGCGGACAGGGCGGGGACATAATGATCCGCACGGGCAGGCTGTTCAGGAGCCTCTCGTCGCTCAACGGCCCGCCGAACAAAATCGATCTGATGGACGCGACGTTCGGAACCCGCGTCGAGTACGCGAAATTCCACCAGTACGGAACGACGAGGATGCCGAAGCGCAAGGTCGTCTACGAGCCGGTCGGGTTCGCGAAGAAGTTCGGCGAGACAGCAGCCACCTACATATGCCACGGTGAGATACGATCCGTCAGGGAGTCAATGCTGTGACGATGTACCCGATGCACGGGCCTCAGTTCGCCAAGCAGTACGTGAACGAGTACCTCAAGGTGGAGATGCCGAAGCGGCTGGTCAAGTACAGGAACGGCTGGGGCATCAGCAACGCGGACCTGCCGGATCCCGACGAGTACCTCGCCTACGAACCGATAGCCCTCGACCGTTGGCCGACGCTCATAACTGTCGCCATATCCACGAACTCGTTCGAGCAAATCGGGTGGGACGAGATGCACCCGCTCTACCGGGTCCAGTACTCGATGAGGACCTACGCCTGGGCTCGCACCGAGGGGTCTGAGCAGACGACCGTGATGAGGGACAGGCTGACGGTCGTCGTCAGGTCGGCGCTTCTCGACACCCCGTGCCTCGATGCCGCCGACCCGAGGCAGTCGTTCAGGGTGCAGATAGATCAGACGAGCATGCGCGAGGAATTCTCCGACGTCACCCTCCTCAAGGGCGACAGGATGCTCGCCGGCGCCTACGTCTCCTACAACCTCAACATAGACGAGATCCTCCACAGGGAGGACATAGCGGACGTCTCAGAGATAAAGATCGAGTACCAGTCCAAGGGGCCGGGCCAGTCGTTCCCAGACGACGGCTACACCAACCAAATCGTCGTCAATTAGTCTATTATTGTAGTATGTTCAAGCGTCTGTCCAGCCGTGCCGAGGATCCGGGGTTCCCCGACGCGGTGCTGCTCACGAACAAGTCGCAACACTGGCTCGAGGTGACGGATGACGGCATGACGATTCCCCCGCACAGCCACGCGGCCATGGACAAATTGTCGGCCTCGTTGTCGCGACTGATACCCCAACTCATAGACGATGGCCTGCTGACCCTCTCTGGGGTGGCCCAGGCGCCCGCCCAGCCGCAGAAGACGAAGCGCAAGCGCAGGGGGGACGACGCCCCGTCGACGGAATCGCATCCGGTGGCAGAGGAACCAGAAGTTGCTAATTTAGTTGCCGAACCCGAACCAGAAAATTGGGTATCATCTAACGAGAGCATAGTCGGGCTTCCGACGACGGACGAAATTTAGCGAGGTATCATGCCAGGCGTAGTCATCAACACTTCGGTCCGCACAGGACCATCGGTCGCACTTCTCAACGAGGCATCGCAGGCGTTCTTCGTCGGCCTATCCGAGCGCGGTCCGTCAGATAGCGCCGGCCTCTGCACGAGCCTTGAGCAATTCGAAAATGTGTACGGTGGCTACCAGGCCTACTCTCTCCTCCACCCGACCGTCGAAACCTTCTTCGAGGAAGGCGGAACCCAGTGCTACATCGCCAGGGTCGTCGGCCCGGCCGCGCAAAAGGGCTCCTTGGATCTCGACGATGCCGACGGCAACGCGACGATAGTTCTCACGGCCAACGGAGCCGGCTCATGGAGCTCGAACCTGTCCGCCCAGGTGGTATCGGGGACAGTGTCCGGTTCATTTGCGGTCAAGATTTTCCTTTCGGGGACGCAGATTGCCACGACCGGCAACTGCTTCCTGCGCGAACAGGCAGTCGGAAAGATCAACCTGCACGCCACGGCGAGCAAGTACTTGGTCGCCTCGCTCGGGGCGGACACCAGCGCCCCCGTCGCGATGCCAGCCGCTGTCGCCCTCTCCGCCGGAAACGATGACAGAGCAGCCGTCGTGGACGCAAATTACGTCACCGCTCTCGCCCTGTTCAACGACGCGCTCGGTTCCGGCTCGGTCTCATGCCCGGAGTCGGGCTCGGCGACCGTGTACTCCGGCCTCCTCGCGCACGCGAATGCCTACAACAGGATTGCGATTCTGCACGGAGCATCGAATGCGACGATCGCGAACATAAAGTCGTTCGCGCAGACGATCATAGCCAACGAGACCAACCTCGAGCACGGCGCCCTCTACTACCCGTGGGTGTACGCACCGACGGCGGTAAACGGAGTGAACAGGCTGATACCGCCGGACGGGTACGTCGCCGCGGCGAGGTCAAAAACCGTGAACGGTACCGGGTCGCACGTCCCCTTCGCTGGCGCGGTCTCGGAGGCGGCGTTCATCGTCGGCGTGGTCACGGACATTGACAGGACGAACGGCAACGCCCTCGACGAAGAGTGCGTCAACGCGATTCGCGTAATCAACAACACGATCCGCGTGTACGGAGCGAGGTCGCTGTCCCAGGACACGACGAACTTCAGGTACATAACGTCACAGGACACGATCAACGGAGTGGTCACCCTCGCCTACAGGGCGCTGGAGCCGGTGGTGTTCTCGGCGATAGACGGCCGCGGCACGGTGTTCGCGAACATCGAGTCGCGCCTGATATCGGTCCTCGAGGGATTCCGCATCGCCGGTGCCCTGTTCGAGGCGTTCGGCACGAACGGCCAGAGGATTGATTACGGCTACACGGTCAAATGTGATGCTAAACTAAATCCAACGTCAGAATTGGCGAATGGCAGAATTAGGGCCAAGGTCGGCGTCAGAGTGTCCGGCGTCGGCGATCGCATCGAGGTCGAGATAGTCAAGTCCAGCCTGACCGCATCGGTCACCGCGTAACGGAGGAAAAATGGCAAAGGTAGCACAGAGGCAAGTTCTCGCATCGATCGTACCGAGCACGTCGGGCCAGACCACCCTTGGGCCGACCAACATTAAGCCCCCGACTTTCCCGAGCGGCTTCAAGTTCGCCCAGGTCTCTGGCGGCGAGATAACCGCGTCCGTGGAGAAGATCTACGAGGGCGGGAAGTTCCGACCGACCGTTCTCTGCGCCCCGGCGGAGATAGGCGACATCACCCTCACCGCGCACTACGACGATGACACCGCGTCCGGCGGAATCGCCACCGTGATCAAGGCCCTGCGGCAGTTCGTCGGGGTCGGCTTCTACGACGTGACGATTCAGAACTACAACTGCGGCATCACCTCGTCCGCGCACGACCGCCTGTACAAGTCGGCGCTGCTTGTCGGGCTGACCGAGCCGGATGGCGACTCGTCGTCCGGTGCCCCGACGACCTTCGCCCTGACCTTCTCGATAAGCGACATCGACGTCCCCGCAACAGCCCCGGCGGCGGCAACCACCAGTTCATAAGCCACCGACGACGGCCTAGCGGCCCCTCGGATTAGTTGCAGCGGACGGACCTTGTTGTTGCTAGGTTATTGCCGTCACCCCAATTCACCGAAGGGAATAATATGTCAAATGCACTCTACTCCTCCGAAGCCTCCGAGGAACAGCCACAGCCAAAGAACGCCGACAGCAAGAAGGCGCCGAAGCAGCCGGAGAAGCAGGAGACCCTGCTGGACAAGCTCACGACGGCGATCGGCGAGAAGGTGCGCAGGAAGGACGTGTTCATAAACGTCCCGGAGCGCCCGCGCGTTGCGCTGCGGATCAGCCCGAACATAACGCAGAGCCAGGTGCGCAAGTGGCGCAAGGAGGCCGGCGAGGAGACGAAGAACGGCATGGACGCGACCAAGTTCGCCACGTTCGTGATCGGGAACACCACCGAGGGCGTCCTCTTCGGGGACGAGGAAGTGCACGACGAGAACGGATTCCCGCTCAACTTCGCCCACGACCAGATACTCGCAATGACCAAGACGACGCGGCCAGTACCGGACGCCGTCCGAGCGTTCTTCGGACTAGACCCGCACGTGGAGGCGGCGGCATTGGCGATCCTTGATGCCGCTGGGTTCGGCGACACCATCGAGCCTGCCGAGGACCCTACGACGAAATCTTCGACGAATTAGTCGAAGAGCCGACGATAAAGTCGGCGGCGAGGCTGGGGGAATTGTGGGGAACCGACCCCATACGCCTGCTCGATTGCACCGATGTCGAGTGGGTCATACGCATGGCTTGTGCTAAAGTAATAGAGCAGGATCGCGCCGCGGCCGAGAAGAACGCTGGCATTTGAGCGGCCGGTCACCGTAATCAGACACCGGAGAAGGCATGCCCGACGAGCGCGTTGTAATACAAATCGAGGTCAGATCCGACGACCGGGAAATCGACCGCACGAGGCGCAGGCTCGAGCGCCTCTCCGGGGCCAGGGACAGGGACAGGCGGAGGGCCGACAGGGATCGTGGCCTCGCCTCGCGCGCCGAGCGCCGGCTGGCGAATGAAACGGGAAACCAATTCAACAGGGTGAGCCGCAAGTACAAGAAGAGCTTCGACTCCTTCGACAAGATGATAAAAATGACGGGCGGCGGGCTGATGAAGTTCCTCGCCCTCAGCGCCAAGGCGGTCGCGCTCGAGATGGCGGCCATGGGCGTCGCGATGATGGCGATCCATGTCGGATTTGCGGCCGGCAGGCTCATCATGAAGGCGTATCACGGCATGATGAAGATGGTCGCGGCCGGCATGGCGGGCGTCGCGATAGCGGCCGGGACGATGGCCGCCGCATTGCGCGAACAGCAGGCGGCCATGTACGCATTCAGCGGCAGGGGACAGGCGACGGAATTCGGCTCGGCCCTCAACCAGACGCGCGTGCAGATGCGCGCCCTCACCATGGACGCCGACCTCGCGTCCGTGGGGGTCGAGAACCTGGTCGCCGCATACGCGGAGGTCGCCAAGACGCAGGGCGGGCGTTTCACCACGGGGTCGAAATCGACGCTCAAGGGGCTCATGGACTTCGCCAGCGCCGGAATGGATCTCAAGGAGGGCACCAAGCAGGCGGGTTCGCTCATCGCCACCCTGCAGGACGCCAAGAAGTCGTACGCGGAGGTCGTCTCGGCCGGCAAGAAATTCAGCCCGCAGATGAAGAAGGCGCTCGAGGAATACGAGAAGTCGGCGGGCAAGGAGGGCAAGACCAAGGAGGCCCTGACCAAGGCGATAAGGTCGGGCGAGCTCGCCAAGCTCGGCGGAGTTGAGGGGCAATTCGCGGGCGTGTCGGGGACGCTCATCAGCACGCTGAAGGGGCAGTTCAACCTGCTCCGCGGGCAGTTCGCGGACTTCGGCCAGCAGTTCCTCGCCCCGATGAAGAAGGAGGCGAGGGAAGTTTTCGATGTCATCAGCACGGCCCTCAAGAGGATGAGCGGGCAGGTGGCGGACTTCGGGAAGTCCGGCTTCATCGACAAGATTTCTGTGATCGTCGAGAAGATCAGCAATTGGGTCGTCCGCGTGATGCGCGACTACCTCCCCGGCGCCGTCGGGATTTTCGAGCGGATCGGCGACTGGTGGGAAAGGTTCACCGAAGGCTGGGAGAGGATGAGGTCGGCGCTCGAGCCGTTTATCAAAGGCGCGAAGGTCGTGGAGGGAATTCTCAAACAGGCGTGGTTGCCGGTGTGGGAGCAAATCAAGGAGAACATGTACACCTTCAACGACCAGCTGCAAGAGAACGAGGGGCCGCTCAGGGATTTCGGAACGAACATAGGCCAGTTGCTGGCGAAGGTGATGGAGTATTTCGCGGAGGCAAGAAAACTATTCTTCCAGGCCCTGCCCTTCATCAACAAGGTGATCGGCGGCTTCACGCAACTCATAGAGCTGTTCACCAGCTTCCTCGGCATGTTCACGCAAATCACGGGGGGCAAGGACGGCAAGGGTGGCATAGGCGGGCTGGGCGGGGTCGGCTCGCTGATGATGCTCATCGGCCTAGCCAAGGGCATGAAGAACACGAAGGGCTACTTCACGCATGCGCAAAGCCGGTCAGGCATACGCGAGGTTGCGGACATGAAAGTCAATGCCGGCACCGTCTACATCAACGGCAAACCCGTGGCGCAGTACGGAGTGAGGGGGGCCGGCGGCAGCAGCGGCCTCGTTGCGGGGTCAAACACAATCCAAACCGTACCGATCCGACCCGGCTCGGGGCCAGCGCCCGGAGCGGGCCGTAGCGTGGGACCGCACACGGGTCCATTCACGGTTCCGGCGGGGGGAGCGCGCGGCGGTGGCGCCGGTTTTGCTTCTCGCGGCGCGGGTGGCGCCGGCGGAACGGGCGCCGGCGGAGGGCCGCGCAGGGGACAATTCGTTTCCACCCCGTTCGGAAGAGCGCAGGCGGGTCTGGGACCGAACGGCGGACCGGTGATAACTTCCGGCAAATACAAGGGCATGGAGGTGCTGACGCAGAGGGTGCGAGGGGTGGACATTCCGTACGCCTACGGGGGTCGCGGAACCGGTCCGGTCAACAACTCATCAGGGCGCATCGGACAGGGTTTCCGAAGCGGAGTCGTAACGCTCGAGGAACACAGGACGCTCAGGGGGCACAAAATCGTCGACTCGACGGGAAGGATAATCACAAGACGCGAGCGAATCGCCAGAGCGATAGGGGAGGGGCAGCGCGCCGGTTCGACCGGCTACGTGAAGGACGGAAGGCGCAAAACCTTCATGGACAGGTTCCTCGGCGGCGGCAGAAACACGGGAGCCAGCGGGTTCATCGGGCGCGCCGCCGACAGGTACAGGGACAGGCTGATTCGCAAGAGCGATTACCTCGGTCCCGTGGGTGGTGGCGGTCCTCCCCTTCCTCCCCCTCCCCCTCCGCCGGTCGACCCAGCAACGGGCCAACCCTACCCACCGGGAACGCCGCAACACAGAGGGTGGGTGCTGAGCACGAACAGGCTGTACGGCCCTGGGGCCATCGATACGAGCACCAGGCGTGGCAGGCTCAAGATGAGGTACTTCAACAGCAAATTCTACAACAACTTCATGTCGCCGACGTCGGGGATCGAGAAGGACGGCCCAATACAACGGGGCAAGATAGGTTCGGCCATACAGAACGTAAGGCTTGCCTCACGAGACGCGAGGATAAGCAGGCTCGGCGGCATGGTCTTCGGTAACGAACATAGGAAGGGCTTCCAGCAATCGGCCATGGGCGGCATGGGCGTGATGATGGGGATGGGCATGCTCGCGCAGAGCGGTAAGGTGTCCGAGGAGGCGCAGAAGTTCCTGTCGGCCGGCGCGATGATCGGCATGGTCAACCCGCTCGCCGGTCTGGCGGTCGGCCTCGGCGGCACGGCACTGACGGCGAAGACCGTCGGAGGCGGAGCCGTGAGCGGTGCCGCCGCTGGCGCCGCCATCGGAACGATGATCGCCCCCGGCTTCGGAACGGCGGCGGGCGCGATTCTCGGCGCCGCGGTTGGTGGCTTGATGGGCGGGCTCAACAAGGTCAAAGATGAAAAGAAGAAGGCGCGCGAGGCATTTGAGTCCGCGTTCGACAATATTTTCACCAACGAGATGGTGAACATCCAACGAAGGATGATGGAGTCCGGCGGCTTCGGCAAGTCCGAGATAGCCAAGGCCGGCAGAGCGGGCGGAAGGCTGGACAGGGAACTAAGAACAGTTCTCGACATGTCGTCAAGCGGCAAATCCAACGCGGAGATAGTCGAATACTTCGCGCAAAACGCGGCGAAGTTCGGGCTGACCGACGAACAAATAAAGGACATGCGCAAACGACCCGAGGAGACGACCAAGGCACTGGAGAAGGCCGAGACAAAGCAAAAAGCCATGAACCACCTGACCTCGATATACGAGAAGCGCCTGAGCACGCTGTCGACGATAACGGGCAAGTCGGAGCAGCAAGTCGAGTTGCTGGCGATGGAAATGGGGGTTGACCTGTACGACGCGACGGTCGACTTCAACGAGGTGGTACAGAAGCTCGGGGTGAGCGTCGTAAAGACCAGGGAACAGCTCCAGGGGTTGCAGATGGACGTCGCAATCAAGGGCCTAGAGAAGTTCAAGACCCTCGTGATCGACGCAACCGACCCAGCGGTAATT